GGGAGCGGCGTATGGCGTTGCGTTTAGTCCCAATGGTTCTGCAATAGCTGTTGCTCATGACACAGGGCCGTTTGTGTCGGCATACCCATGGTCAGGTTCTGGCTTTGGAACCAAGTATGCTAATCCGGCTACATTGCCGCCAAATTTTACTTTATCAGTTGCGTTTAATCCTAATAGTTCTGCAATTATTGTTGGTTATACAAGTCCAAATTATATATCCGCATATGCGTGGTCAGGTTCTGGATTTGGAAGTAAATACTCCGATCCAGCAATTTTGCCGTCTGGCGGATACGGCGTTGCTTTCAGTCCTAATAATGCTGCCGTTGCAGTTAGTGGCGGAAGTGGGATAACCGCATACCCATGGTCAGGTTCTGGCTTTGGAACCAAGTATGCAAACCCATCCACACTTCCAACAGGTAACGGAAGTGGCGTTGCCTTCAGCCCCGCCAATAACGCTATTGCTGTCGCTCACACCACCACGCCATTCGTCACCGCATATCCATGGACAGCGGCTAGCGGCTTTGGAACCAAATACGCAAACCCATCCACGCTTCCCGCCAGCACGGGGTACGGTGTTGCTTTTAGCGGAGATGCTACAGCCCTCGCCGTGGCGCACGCTAGCAGCCCCAATGTGTCGGCATATCCGTGGTCTGCCAGCGGTTTCGGCACAAAGTATGCCAATCCTTCAACCGCCGTTAATGGCGACGGCTACAGCGTTGCCTTTGGCCCCGTCTAAGGAATAATTTAATGACAGAAAACGCAGAAAACGCAAAAATTCGCGAAGAAATTCTTGCCATAAACCTCAAAGCCCGTGAGCAAGAGGTTATGCACTATCAGATTAATATCGACAATTACACGATGGCGCTTGATAACATCGCCGCCATGAACAGCATTGACCGCGCTGAACTGTCTGGCTTTGTTGATCAGTTGACTGGCCTTCTCGCCTCTGAGCGGCTAGAGCAGAAGAAGGCCAAGGTGATGCTGGCGGTGCTGAAGCAGCAACTAGGAGACTGAGATGCTCTACGTCAAAGCCATCAACAATCAGATTGTTGCGTATCCGTATACGCAAACTGATTTGGTTTGGGACAATCCGTCAACCAGCTTTCCCATGGGCGGTGTTCCTGAAGCCACCCTGGCTGAATGGAATATGTTTCCCGTTCACCGCGCCGATCAGCCGGTGGTTGATCCTTTGGCGCAAAAAGTGATCGAAATTGCCCCGTTGTTTGATGGGCGATCTTGGATTCAGCGGTGGGATGTGCAGGCACTGTCTCAAGATGAGATTGACGCCATGACCAATCAGCAGGCGGCTTCGGTTCGTGCTGATCGAAATGCCCGTCTTGCCGCTACCGACTGGCGCGTGATCAAGGCGCTGGAGGAAGGCAACGGTCTTGACTTCGACCTTGCCACCTACCGGCAGGCGCTGCGTGACGTGCCAAGCCAGCCGGGCTTCCCCTTCAACGTGATTTGGCCAGAGGTGCCGTGATGATCAAAGACCTGATCACAAAGTCCTTTGAGGCGCGGAACACCGCGCATGCCAACCATTGGACGACCAACAGCTTTTCCCAGCACGAAGCTCTTGGTGAGTTTTACGAAGACATTATCGGTGTGCTCGACCGCTATGTTGAGGCATACCAAGGCACGTTTGGTCAGCTTGAGCAGGCACCGGAGCAGGTAAAGGATATTGCTAAATTTCTTCGCAAAGACCTGCTATGGCTAAATTCCAACCGCAAGGAAATTGCCCGGGGCGTTCCGGCCCTTGAAAATATCCTTGATGAAATGACAGCGGTGTATATGAAAACGCTGTATAAGATCGAAAACCTGAGGTGATATGATGGCCGCCAGCGGATTCACGCCTATACAATTGTACCGCACGACGACCGCCGCAGCGGTGCCGTTGACTGCGAACCTTGCCCCTGGCGAACTTGCGATTAACATCGCCAACACCGACATGGCGCTGTTTGCTGAGAACGCATCCGGCACGGTCGTTCGCTTGATGAACAATCCGGCTGGGCTGAAATATCCCACCGCAGACGGCACAAATGGTCAAGTGATCACGACCAATGGCTCAGGCACATTGTCGCTTGGCACAATTGGACTTACAGTTGGCACCACGCCGATCACCGGCGGCACTTCAACTCGACTGCTGTATGACAATGCGGCGGTGGTTGGTGAAACCAGCGGCATCACCACAAACGGAACGACGTTGACGCTGGCGGGGACGACTGCGGCGCTGGCGTCGGTGCTTACGAATGCCGCTGAAGTCACCACAATTAGCGCAACGGCTGCCACCGGCACCGTAAACTTTGACATAACAACTCAAAGTGTTTTGTATTACACCAGCAACGCATCTGCCAACTGGACAGTGAATTTCCGCGCTTCGTCTGGCACATCGTTAAACGCAGCAATGTCTACTGGTCAAACCATTACGGCGGCGTTTCTTGTTACCCAAGGCGCTACGGCGTATTATAACAACGCAGTTCAAATTGATGGATCGGCGGTAACGCCAAAATACCAAGGAGGAGGCGCTTGGGTTGCAGGTAATGCTTCAAGCGTCGACATATACACTTACACTATTGTTAAAACTGGTTCTGGCGCTTTTACTGTTTTTACCAGTCAAACTCAATTTAAATGAGGCTATAAAATGCCTACGATTATCACCAGAGGTGCCGCTTCTGCTTTGGCATATGGATTCGCATATGCTCGACGCACTGAGCAATTATATGACACGCCTGGAACATACACTTGGATGGCTCCTGCTGGAGTAACTTCAGTTTCTGTGGTGTGTGTTGGTGGAGGCGGCGGTGGTGGAGGAAATAGTGTTGATACTACAGGCGGCGGTGGAGGTGGCGGCGGATTAGGTTACGGAAATAACATTTCTGTAACCCCTGGAAATTTTTATACAGTTGTGGTTGGAGCCGCAGGCGATACACCTACAAATAGCAGTTTTATGTCAGTTACTGGTTTTCGCGGTTCTAGTGTTTCGCTTGGTTCACAGACTGGCGGTGCAGGGGGTGGTTATACCGGCGATGGCGGTGGCTCTGGTGGTACCGGCGGTGATGGAACCTCATATGGATACTCTGGTGGCGGGGGAGGGGCTGGTGGTTATTCTGGCAGTGGCGGTTTCGGTGCTTCCCCTGGAAATTCTGGAGGCGCGGGTTCTGGTGGAGCTGCCGGTGGTGGCGGCTCAGGAAGCGTCGGCGGTGGCTCGCCCGGCGGTGGATCGGGCGGCGGCGTGGGAGTTTTAGGTCAAGGCTCATCCGGCGCGGGAGGCACCGAGGCTCCAATTACTCGAAATGGTCGCGGCGGGTCGGGCGGAACGAACGGAGTTGGTGGTACTGGTGGCGCATACGGTGGCGGTGGTGACGGCACTGGCGGTAACAACGGAGGATCAGGCGCTGTTCGTATTATTTGGCCGGGCACAACGCGGCAATTTCCATCAACTAACACAGGGAATTTATAACAATGACCCGAGACATTTTGCGTCGAATCAGCCCCGAGGGGCTTGCTTTCATTAAGCAGTGGGAGGGCCTCCGCACAGAGGCCTACCGGTGTACTGCCGGTGCCTGGACCATCGGATATGGCCATACGCTGGGCGTCACCGAAGGCTCACAGATCACGGAATCGGAAGCTGAAAAAATTCTGATGCGCGATCTTTCAATTTCGGAAGCCGGAATTTGCCGTGAGGTCCGGGTCGAACTCTCTGACAACCAATTCGCTGCCCTGGTCAGTTGGACCTTCAACGTCGGCATCAATGCGATGCGGAAAAGCAGCTTGGTTCGGAAACTCAACGCAGGTGATTACAGTGCAGTGCCCGGCGAGTTGGCTCGTTGGAACAAAGCGAAGGGCGTGGTGGTTCCCGGCCTGAGCAACAGGCGGGCCGCTGAGGCTGGTCTGTGGGCCAGGGGGGCCTTCGTATCCTCTCGCAGCGTCGAGCCCGCCACACCGGCCCAGGGCTCAATGGCGATGGATGCCAGCAAGCTCGGCGGTGTCGCTGCGGCGGCTGCTACTGCGGCCCCGGCTCTGACGGGTCTCAGCGGCATTCACTGGGCGGTGGGCGTGGCCTTGGTTGCCGGTGCCGTCGTGCTTGCGGCGATATACCTGCTGAAGAAGAGAGACGCATGACTGCGCTTTGGGGCAAGCTGCAAGGCACGCTGACGGCGATCCTCGTTGTACTCGGTGCGATTGCTTCGGCATGGGCAATTGGACGTAGGACCGGCGGCGAGCATGCTCGCGCCAATGCCGCTGAACTCGAACAGGAAATAAGGAAATCCGCCGATGAGGCTGCTCGTACTGCTCAGCAGTTTACTGCTGCTGACCGCCTGCGGACAGGCAATTTCTAATAGACCCTGCCCGAGGGTCACTGAGTTTCCGGCAGAATTGCAACGGCAGGCCGCTGGTGAATTGACCACAGCACCGGCACTGACCCGCATGTTCGATGCCATGTCTGTTGACCGAGCATTCAACCGGGCCGTCTGTTTGTGAAACATCTTGCCCGCTAAGATGTTTGACGCCTATAAACCTTTTTGCGGGCACAGGCTGCATCAGCCTCTGACATAGCTCTGGAGCGCGCATGTCTTATGTAATGACTTACGACAGCCTGTTGGTGGACGTTCGTCGCTATCTCGAGCGCGGTTTTACCGCCGAGAGCGACCAGATCGTCTATGAGCAGCTACCGCGTTTGATCACGCTCGCACAGCGTCGGATTGCGCGCGAACTCAAAATTCAAGGCTTCATCCGCCCGGTGCAGACCAGCTTGCAGGTTGGCGTGGCGGTGTATGCCAAGCCGGATCGCTGGCGCGACACGATCAGCATGACTGTGAACGGCACGCCGATTTTTGCCCGATCCTACGAATATCTGCGTAGCTATTGGCCCAATGAGGCGTCGACAGGCACGCCGCAGTTTTACGCCGATTATGACTTTCAACATTGGCTGCTCGCGCCCACGCCCAGCACGGCGGGGGTTATTGAAATCATGTACTACGAGCAACCTGCTTTGCTCGGTGACGATCTGCAAACCAACTGGCTGACGGAGTATGCACCTGACATCCTTCTCTACGCCACGCTGTTGGAGGCTACTCCATTCCTCAAGAGCGATGAGAGGATTCAGGTTTGGCAAGCGATGTACGACAGGACCGCGCAGGCGCTCACGGGCGAGGATATGAAACGCATCATGGACCGTAGCGCGGCGAGGACCGAGGCATGACC